GCGGGGTTGGGGTGCCAAGTCAATCTAAGTCGACAAGAAACCATTTTGCTACAGGAGAAAGTGAAGGCAAACTTCATGCTTCCTCTCCAGTATCTAAACATAGAGGCAATAACACCTCCAGGTATACAGAATCTCTGGTATTTGTCTGCAACTGAACCTGGTGTACCATTTGTTTTAAAACATGGTCCAACTTGGGGCCTGACTGGAAACTTGCAAATTATTTGATTGGATAATTTGGTATTGTCGAAACTGCTGGTGAAAATAAGAGATGGCTTGACTTTTAAAACGTCAATGGCCATTTCGTCTCTCGTAGATCCAAAGACTGCCTGACTGCAGTCTACAGCATTCTCAACAGAATTAGCTAAGGTAAATCCGGTATTAAGTCCTGTACCGGTTGCCATGGAATCCGTTTGTACTAATCGTACTTGTGTGGGGGCTTCAGTGGTCATTGGTTTGGAAAATCCCATTTTCTTAGAAAACGAGGATGCCGCACCTAAAGCACCAGCTGTAGCTTTACCCATCATAGCAGTCATAGGGTCAAATGTAAAATTGGAAACCATGCGTGTAACTCCGCTAATAGCATTTAGTGAATCTGCAACAATATGAGTTGAACTTTTCTTGTTTGCTTCTCCACTTTGGGCTAGGTAATGCATAGAAGGTCCACCATATTCAAGGTTCTTGAAACTCATGAAAATGTCTACTGTAACTGAACTGTTTGTAGTGGATCCAACTAGCATTAAAGGAGTGAGTACTTTGAGCATCATAGCACCATTGAGGGGTGTATCTGTGCCCATTTCATCATATCTCCAATAGGGTTTGGGTGAAACGTAGGGAACTCTGAAAGTAACAGCCTCTTGTGTTTGAGCAGATAAATATCCTGCATTACACTGAGACAGACTGTACATATTTTTCAATTGCCACGGTCGGTCAATATTCGAATAAGTTCCTCGTGGAAGCCATGCCCACATGAGCATTCCACTATGAAATGGTGTTCCTACGATTCTAAAGGTAACTTCGATGTCTGCTCTGAAATATTCAAAAGCTTTCATCTTGTCTTTGAGGTAAGGGAATTGGTTAAAGAGACAATATGGAAAATTTGCGTAATACTTCTCTAAATTGAAAGTGTCAGTAGTGCTCCACACAATGGATGCAACTCTATATTCTCTTTCAATGAGTCCTTGCAAACCAGAATCTCCATATGGGTTAGTTCCTAACATGTAGTCTTGGATTCTAACTCTCGTCTCAGGTTGTGCTTCGATGCCTAAGGCATCTTTAAATGTGGTGACTGGGGTAGTATCAGTGACCGGAGCGTCAAGTGTAGTACCTGTCATAGTTTCAGCCTCTCCACTTTCGGCTGTATATCTAGGTTTGAGCAAAGTAACTTCAAATCTGTCTGTATGTATTGGTTCTTCTGCATTTCTTTCTTTCCATTTCTGTAAATTTATTCCATAACTAAGCGCAAGTTCATTGAGAGCTGTACTATGAGGACAAGGTTCTGCTCTTTTATAGGCCTCGGCCAATGTAGAAACCCAATCAATACCCGCTGCATCCAGCCTGGCTTGAAAGGGTTTATCTCCAGTGACTACGAG